TAATGAAGGAAAGAAAGCTTTAGCAAGTCGTTCCATAGAAGATGAAGTCTCATCCTCTTTAACTCAAATAGCAGAACAAGAGTACACCCAACCTAAACCAAAAAAGAAAGTTTATAAAGAGTATACCAAAAATAAATCTCTTAATAAAATTTTAAATGAAACAGCGGGTGGTATTCCACAAGGTGATTCTGAATATCCAACGATGGGTGGTGGAACTTATACATCCGATAGAGTACATGAGTTGATGGGTGGAAACCCAATGATGGCAAATACAGAACAAGGTAAAGAAAAGAGAAGACAAGTTGGAGCAGTCGAATCATTAAAGGCACAAGGTGTAAGTTCTGAACAAGTAGGTGAAGATGTTGTAAACGCACTCACAAGAGATTATAGTGGATTGATGAAAGCTATGAATAAGAAAAAAGAAGCATTTCGTCCATAGGAGAAATTAATTGTCTGTATTAGAAAAGGATTTAAATCCTGATGTAAAAATAGGTGTTTCATTACCAATGGATCATATTGATGGAAGTGGTTTCTTTCCTGGTACATCCACAACCTTAACTCAAACAAGTAGTAATATTCGTAATCTATTATTGACTCGTAAAGGTGAAAGAGTAGGACAACCTGATTTTGGTTGTGGTTTATTACAAGTATTATTTGAACCTATGAGTGATGATTTGTTAGATTCCGTAAGGTCGGAAATTGAAGAATCTATTTCATTTTGGTTACCTCATGTGACAATTAATAACATACAAGTCGAAAGAGATGAAGTTGAACGACACCAATTGAATATAATTTTAGAATTTGCATTAACAATACAACCAACAGTACACGAAGTGATTACTTTGAATTTTCTTGTAGGTGATTAGGAGAATTAAATGCCAGCACAAAAAGAAGTAAGATATCTTAATAAAGATTTTTCAGGTTTTCGGTCTGATTTAATAGATTTTGCAAAACAATACTATCCAAACACATATAATGATTTTAATGAATCATCACCAGGTATGATGTTCATAGAGATGGCATCCTATGTTGGTGATGTCTTATCTTATTATGTGGATTCACAATTCAAAGAACAATTACTAGCATATGCTGAAGACACAAAAACTTTGTTTGAGATGGCACAATCTTTTGGATATAAACCACAACTTTCAGCCCCATCTTATACAAATCTTGATGTTTTCCAAATCGTACCAGCAATTGGAAGTGGTGTTAATGTAAGACCAAATTATAATTACGCACTACAAATAAATGAAGGTACACTTGCATCAAATGGTACAACGACTTTTAGAATCAGAGAAAATGTCAATTTCAAATACTCAAGTTCTTTTGACCCTACAACCGTAAGTGTGTATGAGACATCAGGAACTGCACCTACATTTTACTTATTGAAAAAAAGTGTTGGTGTTGTAAGTGGGACTGTGGTTGAAGAACAATTTAGTTTTGGAGAAGCCAAAAAATATGATAGAATTATTTTGGGTAGTGAAAATGTCTTAGAAATAATTTCATGTACGGATAGTGATGGTAATACTTGGAAAGAAGTTCCTTTTTTAGCCCAAGATACAATATTTGATTCTATCCAAAATACAGCAGCTAATGATCCTGAGTTGTCTCAATATAGTGATGAGGCACCTTACATTTTAAAACTTCTAAAAACACCAAGAAGATTTAGAACTTTTACAAGGTCAGATAGTAGAACCGAAATTAGATTTGGAGCAGGAGTAAGTGATTCTTTTGATGAAGAAATAGTTCCAAATCCAAGTAATGTAGGTTCGACTTTACCAGGTAGTCCAACATATTTAGATACCTATTTCGACCCAACAAACTTTTTAAAAACCGAGGCTTACGGACAGGCACCATCCAACACAACACTCACAATAAAGTATTCTCATGGTGGTGGTTTAGGTGATAATGCAACACAAGATAGTATTACAAATCTCTCAGAAATATCACTTACATTGGATGAAACAAATTTAGACGCAGGGTTAGTCAGTACCATTAAAGATTCTGTAGCCGTAACAAATCCTTTTCCAGCAAATGGTGGTAAAGGTGCTGAAACAATAAAAGAATTAAAAGATAACGCGTTAGCATATTTTCAAGCTCAAGGTAGAAGTGTTACTCGTGAGGACTATATAACAAGGGTATATTCATTACCACCTAAGTTTGGAGCTATCGCTAAAGCGTATATTGTCCAAGATGAACAATTGAATATACCAACAATGCAAAAAGAAGTCAAGTCAAATCTTTTTATGGATGAGAGAAATCTTGACCAACTGAAAGCACAAGATGCCTACTCATCCAATAGACTTCCAAATCCAAACGCGTTAAATTTATATACTCTTGGATATACTGCAGATAAAAAATTAACCACTATGAATCTTGCTGTAAAAGAAAATTTAAAAACTTATTTGTCACAATATAGATTGATGACAGACGCAGTTAATATTAAGGATGGGTATATTATCAATATAGGTATGAAAGTAAATTTTATAGCCCGTTCAGGTTTTAACAAGGATGAAGTATCGTTGAGAATAATTGAAAAGGCTAAACAATTTTTTAATATTGACAGATGGCAATTAAATCAACCAATAGTCCTACAAGAATTAGCTTATGAATTATCCATAGTAGAAGGTGTTGGAGCTATAGTACCACCTACAATTGATAATCCTAAAAATTTACCTATCTTGATTACTAACAAATTTTCTACAGCTGATGGGTATTCAGGTAACATATATGATATAAATTACGCAACCAAAGATGGTATTGTTTATCCATCACTTGACCCAAGTATATTTGAACTAAAATATCCAAACACCGATATTGAAGCAAGAGCGATTGGGGATTCAATAGGTAATCAACTTTAGGAGAAGTAAATGCATTATTTTGAGTACGCGACAAAGGATACAACACTTTACTCAAGAAGTGGAAGTCAAAATACTGGTATAGATGAAATACTTGAAGTTGTAAAAGATGTTAGTTCTGCTGGTGTGGTGCAAGGTATAAGTAGGGTATTGATTAAATTTGATACTACATACATATCTTCGTCTGTATCGAATGGATTAATACCTTCAAGTTCATATACAAAATTTTATTTGAACTTATATGATGCTAATTCAAATGGTTTAAATGTAAATCAAAACTTATATGCTTATCCAGTCAGTCAATCATGGGATAACGGATTTGGTAGGGAAGATAGTGTACCAATCATCGCCGATGGAGCAAGTTATAACTTTCGAGACAACAATGATGTAAAAACTATGTGGACTGGTTCAATGACGGGTTCGGGTGGTACATGGTACAATGAATACGAAGCTTCCCAATCTTTTACAAATGAAGCCGCAGATGTTCGTATGGATGTCACAAATATTGTTTGGCAGTGGCTACATGGAAACATCGAGAATGATGGGTTCATGGTTAAAAGAAGTGGGAGTATTGGGAATCTCGATGATACACTTGATGAAGGAACATCCAAAGCACTTGGTAATTTCTCATTCTTCAGTAGAGAAACCCATACAGTTTATCAACCTAAATTAGAGGTAGTTTGGGATGATTCAAAGTGGGTTACTGGTTCGTTAGAATACTTGACCTCTACCGAACTTGAAGATGTCAAGTTATATCCAAGAAGTCTTAGAGACCAATACAAAGAGGATTCCAAAGTAAAATTTCGTGTTGTAGGTAGACCATTATATCCTGAGAAAACTTTTTCCGCAACGGCAGGATATTCTACAGGCTACAATACCGCAAAAATGTTACCAAGTGGTAGTACATTCTATCAAGTTGTTGATGTTTTTACCGATGATATAATAATACCTTATGGTAGTGGTTCCAAAGTAAGTTGTGATTCTACTGGTAATTATTTTAATTTACATTTGAAACCATTGTTGGCGGATAGATTTTATAGAATCGATTACAAGATAATTAGTGGTAGTGGTACTACAGACGAGACTATCCAATACTTTAATTATCTCCCATCATTCAAAGTAGTAAAATAAAGGAGACAAAATGCCATACATAATAGCAGAACCATGTGTAGGAACTTGTGATACAGCTTGTGTCGAAGTTTGTCCTGTTGATTGTATCCATGGCCCATATGATAAAGAGGGTGCAGGTGCAGAGGCTAAAGAAGATGGATTCATTCCAAAGGATACCGATTCACTTTACATAGATCCTGATGAATGTATTGATTGTGGAGCATGTGAGCCTGAGTGTCCAGTTGAGGCAATATTTGAAGAAAGTGAAGTCCCAGCAGAATGGGAAAAATATATAAAACTAAATTATGATTTTTTCGGTAGGGAGATGGACTAATGCCATTAACAAAAGAAGAAC